TCATGATCTTCATCAAATCTTATTGTAATATATCTTAACTCGGATTTATTTCTAAGGTCACGAGCCGATACACCAAACAAAACACCATTACGATCAAATAATGGTAAAACTAATCGAGGATCAATTTTTTGCTTATCGTATAATTTATCGGGAATTATACTATTAATCCATTTGGAAAAATGGGGGGTATAATATAATTTATAGTGAGTTTCGGATGGAATTAAACGATTCACCACATATTTTTTTGCGGGATGATCGGAACTCAACGAAGAAATTTTCTTTAAATTTTTAAGTACAGGAGGTACTTTATAAACTTCTTCTTTTTTAACTTCTGGCTCAATTTCCTTTTGGTTTTGGAAAGAGTCCATTTGATATTCTCGATATAGATCTTTATCTAAATTTTTAAGAAATATCCAAAATGGTTTACTATATTGGCAATTTTGACAATAAGCTAGGTAATTATCGGGTTTTCTTATAAGATAAAATCTTGCTTTAGTTTTTTTCTTTTGGCTATCATTACAAATAGGACATCTACATCTAAAGGTCCCTTGTTTGATTTCCTTAAAGTATTCAAATCGACTTGATATTAATCGGATATATTTCTGGTCTAAAAATACTGTATTCATTTCACCTCAAACATAATTATAGTAGTATTTTAGTTAAAAGTCAAGTATTAATGACCAATATGCACATTTAAATAAGTTCCAACAATTAATATAATAAGCCCCCAAACACCCGATCCAACAATTGTAAATATTCTACGTCTTAAATTATCATTAGAAATACTTGTTTTAATATCGGCTAAGGCATCATTAATTTTTTGAATTTTATCGGGAATATCATGATTAATAAGTTGATCAACTTTATCAAATCTAGTATCGGTGTTTTTATTAATTAATGAATTTATTTGGTCGCGATTAGTTTTGATTTCTTCCTCGATATCGGAAAGTTTATCATCCAAACGTTTCATAGTTTCTATAATTAATTTACGGTAGCTATCCCAACCCTCGGTTGTGCTATAATTTTCATCGGGCAAATCGTTGTCCTTTAACGCTTGGAGACCTTTTTCTTATTATTTAGAGATCTTGGTCTTGCAATGCTACTTAATTCTCTGATTTCCTGAGCAGAAGCCTTAGATGGACCCTTATTTCCATGTAAATTATTAGAAAGAATTTCTATAAAATCAATGATTTGAGAAATTGGTTTTTCTGTGGTATCGATGGTTATATATGGAGTTTCTACTAACATTATATAAGTCCTTTTGACATTTTGCGTTTTACTAAACCAAGAAGAACATTGGCTGCTCTATATTTTGATTTTTTTAAATTAACTCCAGGTTCACCTTGGGTAGGAATTGGAATACTTGGGTTATTAACACCAACTCCTGCTATTGCACCACCCCCAACACAATTTACTGCTCCCCCTTCACCATCTTCTTTTAAATAAGATTCATTAAAACCATCGGCCTGACTTTCATCACAATCATAATCACAATTTTTATCACCGCAATACTTACATTCTATCCATCCAACACCGTGTCTATGTTCATCATTATGTTGTTTACTAAATGCATCTTCATATGAACTTTTTTTCTTAAATGGAATTACGTTTTCTGACATTACATCTTCAACTCCTTCACCAGTATCTTTTTTGAAATTTTCTGGTTCATCATTTATAATCGAACCATTGGAATTTATTCCATTTCCCGTATTAATATTTGAAGTATCTGGAACATCATCTGCTTCGGATTGATGACCATCACCATCATCGTCATCTCCATTAACATCTTCGTATATGGTCGATTTTATAATATTTCTAAATGATTCATATGTAGAAATGTCAGTTCCACCAATCCCGGCGGAAGAATATCTATCAACATTTGAAAATTCTGAACCACCTTCGCCGGCAGTATTATCTGAAGTAAAACCTTGATCTTCAGCATTAAAATTATGATCTTCTGAATCTGGATCTAAATCTGATTCGTGGTAATAACCAAGATGATTACCAGAGTGATCTTTTACACCATGAAATTTACCATTTTCGGGAGTATCATAGACTATACCATATTTTCCATCATGTTGTCCATAATTAATTTTCACATTATCGCCATCTTGATAATAATCAAATGGATTTGTAGTTTCTGTTAAATTTTTCGAAGACATTGTATTACATATTGATCCATTGGTATAGTTGTTGTAACAATATCTCCGACTTTTTTAGGAAGTTTATTTAAAAAAATTAGAAACACACTTAACTCGGGCAGATAATCTTTCAAAGAATAGAATAAAAGATCAACTGCCACTTCTCGAAAAACATTATTAATAATAATGATATGATTGAGAATTAATCTTTCTTTAATCTCAATTTTACCATCAACTTTACTTTTACGATATTGATTAAATAACCGCTTAATCAATAAAAATCTACGCAAATCTTCTTGAAAATCTAAATCCGTAGCTCCCAAATCATCATAATATTTGGCCGCTATTAAATTAAAATTTTCTCCGTTCACATTAACACCTTTCATAATATATACTCTTTTACTAAATTATAAAGAAACTGTTGTAACACCCCCAACAACACCCCCTAGAGGTGCAACATTATTTGCAGTAAATGATGCTGTTGCATTTATGGTATTATTACCTACTATATTTACTATTGTATTTTGTGTAAGTGTTTGACCAACAATACTTAATACTTGAGGAAGTACTGCAACACCATTTGCTGCTACGTTTGCAATAGCATGTGAAGTTGCTCCAGTAATTTGAGTAAATGTATTAGAAGTTACAACAAAAGGTCCGCCTGTAATAGAAGCTAATGTAACAACAGTTGAATTTTGTGTAACAACAGTACCAACAACTGCACCATTGGATTGTTTAACTAATTCAGCAACAGTAAATGAGGAGTTACCTGTTAAACCAGTATAAGTTAAACTTTCGGCTTGAGGAACAGTGAAGTTGAAAAACAAATCATTTGAATTTGCATAAGAAAATGATGCAACAACGTTTGTACTTAATGTGTTACCAGTTAATACTGAAACATTTACAACAGGAGCATTAACAACAGTAACGTTTGCTGTTGCATTTGATGTCAAACCAGTAATTTGTGTAAGAGTATTTGATGTTGTAGAGAAACCAAAGTCACCAACAGCTGGTGTTCCACCAACAGCAATTACAACAACTGATGTATTTTGTGAAATAACTATACCAGTATTAACAGTTGAATTACCTTGATATACGGTTTCACCAACAGTAAATGCAGAATTTCCAGAAATACCTGTATATGTAAGTGCTTCATATATATTAATAGTTTGGGTGAAATTTATTTCAACTTGTGCTATAGATTGTGCAGTATAGGATGCATTATTTGCATTTGCAAAGTTTACATCTTGTACAATTGCGGCTCCACAACGTGTATCCAAATTTGCAATGGCTACAAGAACTTCTTCTTTACCATTTTTATGTTTTTTTACCCATCCTTTATAAGTGGCATAAACTTTTTCGGAAGCGGGACCATGTTCCCATGAAGGTGGAATTTGTGTGCTATTAGCAGTCCATAAAGTCAAGTTAGTATCTCCTTATGAGAAGTTAAATGTTTCTTCTCTTATTTAGTGTTTTATATTATTTTTATATTTGATCAGCTTGATCGGTACTGATTTTATGAGCAGCATTTAAACTAGGCGTTGCACTATATAAACTTTGTCTAACATTTTTTAAATGATCTGCCATGTTTTGTAAATGACCAAAATGATCATTACCTAAATCTTGATCCAGAGCATTATGATAATGGTTGGAAATTTCATCCAACAAATCATGAATTTTACTTATTTTTGCATGCATTTTTTCGTGATACTTTCCAGCAACATATGCTTTTCCGGCATTATTTTCGGAAATAACACTTTTAATTGATGCTAATAATCCTTTATCTTGATCTCTAATATCTGGCATTTATTTCTCCTTTGGATAGTGTGTATTTAGTTTTTGGTGCAACATTGCTTGATCTTTTGAAAGATCTAATAATTTAACTTGATCTTCATCAGATTCCATTCTTGGATCAGATGCAGCGTGCCAAATTGCATCTTTAAGATTTTTCATATGACTATGTATAGAGTCAACAGGATGTTCAATGTTTAAATGACCACCTTTGGAATGAAAATTTACAGCATGAGTAGCTGCAGAATGAAGTGTTAGAAATTGATGTTGTTCAGTCCCCGGTAAATGTGTAATAACATATGCATCTCTAATTTTCTTAGGAAGCCATGATAATAAAAGAGGAGTTTTTTTGGGGGAAACCTCAATTTTTTCAATTTTTGCTACGAGATTATCATCATCTGTATAAATGTGATGTGAACCTTCAAAAGCTTGTCTAATTGTATATCTTGTCATTACTTATTAAATCTTATTTTCTTTATTCTATTCTTTAATTCTTCATTTAGAGAATTTGTTGGTTTATTATAAATTTCCAATCCATTTTTAATTTGTTCAAATATAATATATGCTTTGTGTTGAAGTTTTGTTGGAAGTCCTTTAATAAACGAGTTCATATCGTTATTTTTAACCGATTCTCTAAGCATAGTGGCCGAAATTTGTTCGACAAAATCATTACTATCTGGATTTCTTATTCCTGCTGATATTACCGTGGCACTCTCAAAAGTAAAATCTTTACCATTATAATCTTGTAATATTCTATTATAACTGTCTAATTGATCTTCGCCAGATACTAATATTATATTATCATATTCTTCAGAAACAACTTTGAGCATTTCGATAATATTAGAAAAGTCATTTTCAATAATGTTTGTATAATCATCAAACGCTTCAAATACTAATTGTTGTTTTTCTGATAAGGTTAAAGGATTATTTTTATCAATTGTTTTTGTAAGAATTAGCATTGGAACGCCTTCAACAATGTTTGAAACAATATTCAATTGTTCCACAAGATGTTCGTGACCAATTGTTGGAGGATTCATTCTAGCCCAAGATACAACTGCTGTTTTGGATTCACCAAGTTTATATTTACGGGATTTTTTCTTTTCGACAGCTTTTCCATCCGCTCCACACATTTTAGTTTCGGGTTTTAAATTAACCTCTGCAACCTTCTTACCTGTAAGAGTACGAAGCTTAGACGATTTCTTATTCCATACAGAATCTGTATTGATTTCTTTCTTTTTGACTTCTTTTGTTTTGTTAATCATTCCATAACCTTTTTGTATATTTAGATAAAAAAGAAGGTCGGAAACTCAATCAAGAATTTCCGACCTTAGTTTGCCCTGGAGACAAAGGAGAATAAGTTTCCAGAGTAGTATTCAAATATTAATCATCCCAACTATCTTCGGACCATGATTCATCTTCCCACGAATCATCGGAACGGTCAGCTAAAAATGAACTATTATATCGTTCTACAACACTTTGAGCAAATATATGTGCTTCTGTAAGCTTTTCTTCGTGTGTATCACCTCTAAAATGATCGGTAGAAACTCTCATATAAATTTCATTTCCAAAACCAATTGGAATATAATAACGACCATCTTCACGTTTAATTGGTTCTAAGACCATTAGTTGAGTATTATAATCAAACATTAATTTTCCTTTACCATCCATCCAATTCTTCTAGGGAAACACCCATTGAATATGCCTTATCAGCATAAATTCCAATAGTCTTCATTTCTTCTCGATCTTGTTGAACTGCCTTTTTTTGGGCTTCATATTGAGCTTCTCGTTCGGCATCTTGTTGCTCATAATAAGCTTCGATTTCTATCGCCAGCTTAAGATTCTGTTCATAAGTAAGCCAAAAATTCACCAAATATTCCTTGGTAAATTCGCCCCGGGGCCGAACATCATAAAGACTCTTGTAACAATCAGAAAAACCATCATACAACTCATCGCGGGTATAAACTTCAAGTTGTTCACGGGTAACTTGGGTCATAACAATCTCCGTTGTTGATAAGTTAATATACCAAATTATGATCTGGATGTCAACTAATTTCCATCATCTAAAAATCTTTGTTTCTCGTATTCCAATCTTCGACGTGTAATTTCTTTAGGACCTAATTTAATAACATCGATAAGTTCCAAAAATGTTAATATGGCAAATTTAGCACATACTAATGATAAAAACCCAAAAATAATTGTAGAAAAAATTCACCCATTTAAGTTACCAATGCAATTTCTGAAATACTATCATATCGATGTTTAGTAAAAACGCTTGTATCAGAATCATGTTGAATAGAAAATGTTTCGTCATTCATCGCACATACCCAACCCCGAACAGGAAATTTTCCCATTTCAATAATTTTAACTTGACGCATTAACTCTACGCCACACCGAAGAGTCGTATAAACCATTTGAGTATCAATCATTTATTTATCTCCTTTGATTATTTTATATCATAATCAAAAACAAATGTCAACTCTTATTCTAATTCATCTTCCATACTGTATGAAATATTTTGAAGCGATTCTAATCCAGAACGTGTAAAGAACATTGGTGTGTTTCCAGAAAATCCTTTACCCCGATTAAGTTCTTGGATACAACCATTGGCTTGTTCATAATCATTATATTGTGTTATACGTTGATTTGTGGTTGTTTCATATACATAAAATTTATTTTCTTCTCGTTGAATTCTATATGCTTTCATTATTCATCCTCTTCATCATTAAAATTAAAGGCAGCAAATCTACCAGCCTTTGATACATTTTCTTCCAATACTTCACCTGTATTTTTATCAATCACATCATATTTATCTTCCTTTCTAATATGATTATTTTTAGTTTGACTTAAAGAGTCAATATCATCAATAGGTTGTACTGATTGTTCAATATCATACACTCGCATTTTTTGTGGATCGGTTCCCGTTATGAATTTTTTCTTATAATTTAGATTTCTATGTCTATTTTTGGCTTGTTTCCAAAGCATCATATTTTTAGATCTAAGTTCATCGGGAGCCGACAACAAAGCAACAAAGTCGCCCACAAAGGTAGCAGCAAAAGAATCTGCAACATCTTCCATCTCAGCATTTGAATCTTCTTTTGAGCCACCACGATTGAATTGTAAGGCGGAAAATAATGCTGTATTAGTTTCTGCAGCAAATCCTCTAAGTTCTTCCGCTACCGATTTAATATAATATGCAATTTGTTCCTTAGATTTCATTCTATCTGATGCACAAAGATTTAAATAATCGATCAAAATAACATCAGGAACGAAATTTTCTTTATTCTTATATTCTTCAAGGAGATATCTAAAATGGGAGACTCCGGCTGAACCATTGGTAAAATATTTTACTTTTAGTTTGCCTTTGGTTTTGGATTCAACCCAAGCCATTTTCTTTCGATATAATGTCTTGGAAATCTTAAGAAGTGCATCCATTCCAACATCTAATATATTGGCATCAATGCGTTTTCTAATTTCTTCTTCGGATTCTTCTAATGTTATATAAAGAACATTAGCACCTTGCATATAAAACCCCGAAGCCAAAGAGCAAAGTGTTAAACTTTTTCCCCCGTGAGTTTTCATAATAACCATGTTTAGAGTTTTTCTAGGAAATCCCCCATTAGTAATATCATTCAAAATATCAACGTCCGTTGGTATTCTCATAACATCAGAATGATAATAATCTAATTGGTGTTCGTAATCATTAATATAATCGTGACCGAGTTTAGTATCAAATCCAACAGAAAGAGCTTCTGTCAATAAATGTGGAATTGAAGTTGTGGTTAAATTCTTATCATTACCTTGATATATTTCTATAGATTTTTGGAGAGCTAATTGTAAAGCTTTTTCTTTAACAAAAGCTTCGGTTGTATCAATCAACCATTCATTTGTACTTGTGACTGTTTCTTTTTCCAACAATTTAATAATATCAATGGCTTTTTTATAAATGCCATCTGGCATACCTTTAATTTTTTCAATTTCAATTTGGAGAACTTCAGATGAAGCACAAGCATTATATTTTTTAAAATAACTAGATGATATCAAAAATAATGCTTGTTCTGCTTTATCCGTAAAGTACTCTTTCTTTAAAAATGGAATTACTGATCTAATATATGCATCATTGGATGTTAAACATTTAAGTATTAATTGTTCATTATCCATTTATTATTCCTGTATTAGTTCTAAATCCTCATCTTCTATGTCTAAAATTTCATCATCTTCATCATCTATAGCAGACAATGTTTTATTAAGACTGAACTTATTTTTTACATATTCTTTAAATCCAGTTTCTTTGAGAATTGATCCCAAAAAGCTTTCATTATATATTTGTGTCTCTTTAAATTCTTCACCAACTTCTCCAGTTTCAGAATTTACAAGAGCATATCTTGTTCCTTTAGCAGCTCCACTTCGTACAACATTTCCATTTTCCAAAGCAAGATCTAAAATACCAGAATATTTGTTGATACCTTCTTCATAAGTTACAATGAAGCTAAATTTAGATTTTTCACGAACAAATCTTGATTTGTCAATAGAAATAGTAAATTTCCATCCAATAAGATCATCCCCATCTTTTTCTTGAGCTTTAGTAATGAAGAAAATTTGATTGGCTGCTAATGTTGGTGCTGTACCACCACTCATAATATTTTTTGAGAACATTTCTAATGTTTGATATATGTGATTTATGATAATACACGGAATATCTTTCATTGTCAATTGAGGAGTGATAATTCTAAGAAGACTTCTGATTGCCTTTGCTCTTGTCATATCAGCAACAGATTTTTCGTCCATTGCATCATCAATTTCTTTTTTTGACCCCAACATTCCTAGGGAATCTACAAGAATAAATACTTTATCTCCTCGTTTAATAGCGTCCAAACGATGAACAATATCAAATTTAAGTTGTTCAATATGTTCAATGGGTACGTGTATAATACGAGTTGGATCTATATTATAAGTTGCAAGATATTCAGGTGTAATACTGAATTCTGAATCATATAGAATTGCAACTGCATTTGGATATTTTTCCAAATAAGCTTTCATACAATATAATCCAAGAAGTGTTTTAAATGTTCTAGATTGACCAGCAAACATTGTTAATCCAGAGACTAGACCACCATCAATATCTCCCGAGAATGCTGTATTTATTATTGGAACTTCGGTTGTTACTGTATCTTTTGACATATAAAATGGGGAATCTGACAGTAAAAATGTGGATTTAATTGATCCACTTCCCATTAGTCTTGACATTACGTCTTCGCCTTTTACGGCTATAGGTTTTTTCATTTATTTTCCTTACGTTTGATTGAATTAACGTGGTGGTTTCATCCATCACATGCTTATTTATAAAATTTGTTAGATGAAAAGGTCTTCCAAAGAAGATTTTTCTTCAATGTTCCATCCTATTGCACTGGTCATAGCCTTAATTGGCTCAATAAATGTTTTTTCGAACATTAAATTATAATCAATATATTTTTGAATATCTAATTCTGGTGGAAGTTCTTCTGGAGCACAAATTGCTGGAACACCGATTATATTTGGCATTGTAAGATAACAAAATTTTACTTTATCGCCTTCTAAGATAACTTTATACTTATCTGTCAGTTTTTGTTTTCTAAGAAGATGATTGTAAATTAATGTTGCTTTAACATGTGCTGGAGTACCTTTATTAATGTATATTGTACTCTCATTTGAATATTTTACAAGGTTATTTACACTAATCGTCTTAGAAATTTCAGTAAAAGATTTAGTTCTATAATCTTTTTCGGTTTCTTCGATGTATTTATGTAACGTCGCTTCATCTTCTCTAAGAAGAATGAGAATTGCATCATTTATATACTTTCTACATGCTCGGGGTGTTGAATTCTTAATGGATTCTAAACCAGTAATTTTAAGTTTTGGTGAATTATGACGATTACCTTCTGTATCCAATACATTCAAAGCATAGCGTTTCTTAGCCGTCCAAAATCCAACATCGGCTATATTTTCTCTATTCATTTCAAGAACTGGAGTTCTATGATTGAGATAATCTAATAATTCTTTGTTAATTCGATCAAGTTCAACTTTGAGTTTGGTCTTACAAAATTCATCAACTGCATCGCATATTTTTTGTGTATCGCTTTCCTTTACAAATTTTTGTACCCAAGGATCGAGTTCAATATAAGCAGAATCTGTATCTCCTGCTTTAACCCAATTTATATCGGTTTCACAAATTTCATTCAAATAAGCATTAAGACCACGTTCAGTCCATTTAATTGCTAATTGTCCTGTTTTAGTAATAGATTCAGCAAGTCTAATATCAAACCACCGAAAAGCTGGATTTCCCATTGCTCCATAAATGGAATTTAAGAATATTTTTAGAGCATATTGTCTTGAATCTAATGCAGAAATATTGTCTTTTAATTTTGATGTTTCTTTACCTTCGGCTTCATATTTTGTAAGAAGTTTTTTCTTAGATTTAAGTTCTTTTTGGATTGTTACGCGATCTTCATAGATTTCGCGCATAATTTCAGGAATGAATCCTTCCTTACTATTATCAAAAATACATCCTGTAGCACAAAGAGATACGTTTTCATCTATTAACTTTTGATGTAATTTTGAACCAAGTTTTTTATCAAACAACATATCAACATTAATATTTGGAATTGTTGTTATGATAGTTTCTGGACTAATGTTACATTGACGAGTTAATGATGGATATAGACTTTTATAGTCGAAAGATACTACCCATTTATATTTTCCGGGAATTGGTTCTTTAACAAATGCTCCAGCAAATTCATTTTCAGATCCAAATTTGCTTTGAATAACCACAATATTTTTTCTAAGAAGTTTTTTGTGAATAAGAGAATCACATGGTTTAACTGTTGCAAATGCATCCACATAATTACAACCATCCATATATGCAATAGCAAATTGAATGTCCAATAAATGGAGTTTTTCTTCCATTCGTTCTAATAATATTGTATCATGCTCGTTATATTCATGATAAAGTTGAGGATTTTTATCATAAAGATCATCTAAATCTTCATATTCAGAATAATCTATTTTGCCAGAATTCAATTCTAAATTAGCAATATATTCAAGCTTGTACATTTCTTGATTGGCAGATTTGAATTTCTTATAAACCTGCATATAATCAAGACAAGCTATACCTTCCCAGGTAACTTGATAACTCTCTTTGCCTTTTATGAATACTTCTTTTTTAGTAATGATTCCCCAAGGAGACAATTCTTTGGTCTTAGTTTCACCAAGAATTCTTTCACATCTTGATGTAAGATATGGAATATCTGCTCCATCAGAATTCCAACCAGAAACAACATCAGGATCTATTTCTTTTAAAGTATTGATTACATACTTTAAAAGCATCCTTTCATCGTCACATTTGAAATATGTGATTTTTTCTCTATCATACTTAAAATCTTTATAACCAAACATATAAGAATGTTTGTTATGCCTTATAGTAACAGCTGTAATTTCTCTATCGGCGATTCTAACGTCAGGAAATCCTTTTTTCCCATTTTCATCGGCCATTTTCCATTCAAGATCGATATATGCTATTTTGATTAGTTTTTGATCATATTCAATCTCGCCTTTGGAATAATATTCGTCGTATATCCAAGGATAAATCCAACTAGTCATTCCATAGATATTGAAATTATCTACGTTTTCATAATTTTTAATAAATTCTCTAGCTGCAGTTGTTGATTCGAAGTCAATTTTTTCAACTGGTTTGTTTTTGATTGTTTTATATTTGGAATTTTTATCATTTGTTTCAATAAACAAATAAGGTTTCAAATATTCTTTGGTTTGAACTCGTTTTCCGTCTTTATAACCTCTTCGTAAAATTGATCCGCGATTGAGAAGCACGTGTGTATAAAATTCTGTCATTTTTTCCTTTATGTAATTATTTTGCGAAATGCGAGGCAATACTAACCTCATAAAGGAGCGCGAACCTCCTTATCCAATGACTCTTTGGATTCACTTTGCGACTATTCTATCTTAATGAGTCGATAGACGTCCTAACGCTTGTGATTAATTTGTATTATACTACAATTTTACTTAAAATGCTAAAAGAATTTTTGTGCATTTGTATATAATTGGGCTCGTTGTAATGCACCATTACTTCCACCATTAATTTTCTTAGTAATTAGGGCGAATTTATTTACATCTGCATAAGTATTGAGATGATTAATATTCCAAAAATAACCTGCACTCATTGTTGCGCCAATAGGAGTGATCAAATATGCACCAACATTAGATAAAGGAATATTAAATTCTTTTCCAAGTTGTGTATATTCATATTTTCCAGTAAGTTGTATTAATCCTTTGCCGCGATAATTGTATCCATCTCCAGATGCTTCGTTACCATTTCCCATACGCAGTGAATATATGAGATTGGCGATCATTTGTGGTTGATGAGCATATTCGTTTGCAATTGTTTCGTTTGGAAAATATTTTGGAAACACTTTCAATAATTCAGCTGCCGTGTAATTAAGATCTTCTTCAACTTTTGTGAAATATTCTGATTCAAAAGCTATTTGTGCTAAAAAGGCAGAGAGTCTTAATTTAGTGTTAATACTATATTTTGCAATTGTTTGATTTATAGGATCGGCATAATTTGTTAACACAGACATAGCTGTTGTGGGACATAATTTTGAAAGTTCTAAAGATGTAACGATTAATGGCATTAATAAGGCTCCTTTTCAGTATTTATGAAAAAGGAGCCTTAATTAAATTATGATTTTAGAATTTTTTACCGTTTGCTTTTTCACGATTTTCTATTTTGTGATCTGCTCTGTTTTTATTATAAGATCGTTTTTCTTCTATTGCTTTTCCAAGATCATACTTATAAAAACCAGCCAAATCAAAGATTCTGATCATTGCGTCCGCCAGCTCAACTTCGGCCATTTTTCGGTGAGGAAGATGATCATCCATTTGATCTTTTCTAAAACCTTCCATTGCTTCAGAAATTTCACTATGAATCAAACACAAAAGTTCACCTGGATTTCTTTCTATTGTATTTCCATCTTCATCTTGTTTCCACCACCCAGCAACTATATTACCTTGATGTATTTCTTCACTAAGTTGGTTAATGGCTTCAACAACTATTTCATTTTTTAACATAATATATTTTCCTCTTTATTTAAATTTTCCAATATTATATTTTTGTTTTAGTACAAATTTATCTTTATCGGCATAAGATACAATCTTAATCTTTGCTATATCACTTTGTTCTTTAATAATTTCGGGAACAATAACTTCAACAAGTTTCCATTGCTCTAATAATGCCGCAATTTTATTTCTGCGTTGACGATCTTCATCATCAAAATTTGTTTCATTACCATCTAATTGTAATAATTCTTTAAAGTGAACAATATAATATTTTGATTTTTTGTGAAGAATGTGACAAGATTGAGTTAGAGTGTTGTTTTTTCTTGAGGCGACACCAATTCTAGTGAGAGTCTCCACTACCTTGAGAAAGTCATCTGATGTTTTTAATTTTACTTCAACAAAAGTTTTTATCAACTCTTCCATTATATTTTCCTTCACTTACTAATACTATATTTATAATTTACCACCTTGTGAAGAAGTATAAAATTCTAATACAGATTCAAGTTGCGTTTCATCCAATGTTGTTGAAATTTCGTTAGCTCGTTGTATATTACAAGCATATACATTTTGAATCGCTTCAATATACTGTGTTTGAACTGATTTATTCCATTTAGAAAATCTTTTTCTGGGTCTTATACTATGAAAATAGAAATCATGTTGGAGTTTTTTATCCAAATTTGGATATTGATTCATATCATTAGCCAACATTAAAGTATCAATAAAGTTACTAAATGATCTGTTTATGATAAATGGAAGATATTGTTTTTCTAATTCGGGATCTTGTTTTAGAAGGTTTTTCTTATCATTTGATAAATCTCCAACTATATTCCAAATATTTAAAGCCACGCGACAGAAGCCATAATTGAGATAATACAAGACATGTTATTAATTTCTTGATCCACAACCATACTTGCTTTATATTGATATTCGGCTAACAATAATATTAGTTCGGGAATACTTGGAGGAGTAATTAATGGACAAAGATCATCATATAATTTCCTAAAAAATGTAGA